GCTCGGTCACCGTCACCTGATAACCGTGCGCCTCCAGTTGCAGGCAGCGCAACACGTTGGTGAGGTGACTGCCGAATTCGCGCGTGTGGATCGGATGCCGCCACAATTCGGTGAGCGCATCCTTTGTGTGGGGGAGTGATTGATATGGGACATAGAGAGAACCAAAACAAAAACGCCAAAAACCCCACAGATAGAGGCTTTCATTGAAATTGGCAGAAAAAAACAGGCCGTGAAAAAAAGCGCAAAAACGAACAGGAATTAACGGTTTTTGCGCGGCATTTGGAACAAAGCACGCAGAAAGCGCGACTAAGTGGTCGGGTCGGTGATTTTGATCTCGATAGACCAGCCTTCAAAAGATGAAAGAGCCTGTAGCAGCTGGTCGTAACTCAACATCCTGCCATCTACAACAACGCCACCATAATCAAGCATTCCGCGCACGGTCTGCGTCAGCATCTCGACTCCATGCTCGGTATCAGACCCCAAGTAACGGCGCGAAATACCATCCTTTATCTTCAAACGCAGCAATCCCAAGGCATTGCCCATTGTTGAAGACCACACAGCGAACTCATAACCAGGCATCTGCGGTGGGTCGATCTCGCTGGCAGTGACAAGCACACCTTCCGACTGCTGGCCTTGGGTAATATTGAATGAGCGTGAGCGACCAGTGCAGTCCTGGAAGCTCTCGACACGCGGCAGGAAAGGTTTTTGTTCTTGATTCATTGCGAATTCCCCTTGTTTAAGCGGTTATAGAAGGCCAGCACCATATCGGCGCGCTGTTCGGCGCTAAGGGGCTGCACGCGGGCGGAATCCTCGGCGAGGATCAGCGCCATGCGAAGACGCTCTGGATTCAATGGATCGGGCGCTGCATCGACACTCTTCAGATCGGCGCGACGCTTCGGCAGGCGGCCAGTAGCAAGCCAGTCAACGGTTACGCCGCCAGCGTCAGCCATTACCGCTGTATTTTTTGAACTTGGCAAAGTACCGTCTAAATACTTTCTCAGAAGACTTTCTCCTACCCCACATTTACGTGAAAAGGCTGAAACTGATTCATTCCCAATAATCTCCCGAAGACGCTTCTTAAGCAGGTCGGATTCATCTTCAAGAATCCGACGCGAAGCTTCGGAAGAATCCGACCGCGTCGGATTCTTCATTTCGCTATACACAGCGGGCTTCTCGTTAATTTTATGTGTGTTTTTCACTGCCTTTAAGTCGGACGCGAATCCGACCGTTAAGAATTCTCGAAAAATAGTGTTGACTTCGCCGTTTTGTGCGAGCACCATCCGTCCTGTCAAAAAACAAGACAGCGTTAAACATGGCAAAAAAACCAACCTCTCAGGATTGGCATCGCGCAGACATCATTGCTGCGGTACACAAGACCGGGACCAACCTACAGCAGATGTCGCGCAATCGCGGCTATGGTCGCACCACCATTGGCAATGCCCTTTATGTCCCTGCGCCAAAGTACGAGCGCATCATCGCCGAACAAATCGGCACCACACCCCAAACGATCTGGCCGTCGCGTTACCACGCGGACGGCACAACCAAGGGCGGGCGCGGTGAACGCGGACGCGGGCGCTACCTAAGCAAAGCAGCAAGGCGCAATGGTAGCACCGTTAAAAACGCTGGCAATGTAAACGTTAAGGGCTGAAATAAACAACATGCGCCGCGACACGCTCACCGCCGACCTGTTTGAAGTACCCGTCCCCGCATCGCGGTTGCCAGGTGAACTGGCGATGGGGGTACAGGTGCGCAGCCAAATATCGGCGCTGCTCAAGGATAGCCCGCTGTCGCGCTACGAGATCGCGGCACGCATGAGCGAACTGACCGGCGAAGACATCAGCAAACATTCACTGGATAGTTGGACGGCTGAAAGCCGCGCAGGATGGCGTTTTCCGCTGGAATACCTGCCCGCACTTGAAGTGGCGCTGGATTGCCACGCATTAACCCAGTGGGTGGGCACGGTACGCGGCTGCAAGGTGCTGGTAGGCCGCGAAGCCATTGATGCCGAGATGGGCAAGATCAAGAAACAGCAACTGGAACTCGCGCGCCGCGAAAAGGCGTTGAAGAAGCTACTGGAAGGAGAATCAGCATGATGAAACGAGTGATTGTGCGCGGCATGGTTTTTGTATGGGACAAAGTCCTGTATTCCCCATCCCTTGAGATGTTTAACGGCGTTGCCGCCGAGATCGACATGGGTGGAGAGCGCCCGGTAGCGTGGGTGAACGGCGAAGCGTTTGAACTGAGCGTGCAGGCCTGATATGGCAAACGGCTGGTACAGCGCGCAGGAATTGGCCGGATTACCCGGCATGCCAGGGACAGCGCGCGGAATTTTGAAGGCAGCTAAAAAAAATTTGTGGCTGCTGCGCGAAAAAACGCGCGGCAAAGGCGTCGAATATGCGCTGCCAGCCGTATTAAAGTCGGTGCCGGAGAATCAGCGCCAGGCGCTGATCGATGCAATACTGAAATTAGATGCAGGGGGAAAAAATGCAGGAAGATCGCTTGAGGGTGATGGTGAAAGAAGTCTGCTTCACGCTGGCGCCAACCGGCCTGATGAACAATCCCATGATCTTGTTCCCGCTGGGCAAGCCTCAGCGTTAAAGGACTGGCAGCGGGAATGCGCAATAGCCCGCCTGGGGCTACTTCATGAACTGGCGCGACTTACCGAACTGCTGGGAAGCCAAGAGACTGCGATATCGCAACTCATCAGCCTGGCGTCTGCCGATCCAACCATCGGCAGGCTGGTTTCGTTGGCCAATGCAAAACAAGGCTCTGACGGGACAAGAACCCTATCCGTAACAACGCTTAAGCGCTGGAAATCGGCAGTTTCAGGCGTATCTAGCCGCTCAAAACAAGTGGTTGCGCTGGCCCCAAAGCATAGCGAATCCATGCGGATTCCGCCTTATGCACCGTATTTGCTTCCGCTGTATCAGCGCCCGCAGAAGCCGACCCTGAAAAAATGTCTGGAAGAGCTGGCCGAAGTGCTGCCGGAAGGTATGTCCGCTCCATCGTACTGGGCTGCGCAGCGATTCCTAGACAAGATGAGCAAGCTGGATCTGGCGCGTGGCCGCATGCTGCCGCGCGAGCTGAAGAACGTGCGCGCCTTTGTGCGCCGCGATACCAGCCATATGTGGCCCGGCGACTGCTACACCTCGGACGGTCACAAGTTCGACGCTGAGATCGCCCACCCGCGCCACGGCCGCCCGTTCCGCCCAGAGATCACCAGCGTGCTGGACATCGCCACGCGCCGCTGCGTCGGCTGGAGTGTGGATCTGGCCGAATCGACCTGGGCTGTGTTGGACGCGATGCGCCACGCCGTTGAACGCTGCGGCATCAATGCCCTGCATTACGTGGACAACGGTTCCGGCCAGAAGAACGCCCTGATGAGCGACGAGGTGGTTGGCTTTATGGCCCGCCTCGGCATCACCATCACACACAGCCTGCCTTACAACTCACAAGCGCGCGGCCTCGAAGAGCGCAGCCACCAAAGCATCTGGGTGCGCGGAGCCAAAGACCTGCCAACCTACATGGGCGAATCGATGGATCGCGAGGCGAGACAAGCCGCCTTCCGCATCACCCGCAAAGACATCAACGCAGTCGGCACCTCGCGCCTGATGATGCAGTTCTCCGACTTCCTGAAATGGTGCGACAGGCAGGTGGAGGATTACAACAACCGCCCGCACCGCGCCCTGCCCAAAATCGCCGACCCAGTCAGCGGAAAGATGCGCCACCAATCCCCCAACGAAGCATGGGCGTCCGCCATCGTGGAAGGCTGGGAGCCGGTGATGCTCAAGGAAGGCGAAGCCGCCGACCTGTTCCGCCCTTACAAAATCGGCAAGACAACACGCGCCGAAGTGCGCCTGTTCGGCAACATCTACTTCAACCGCATGCTGGAGCATTACCACGGCGAACAGGTCCGCATCGGCTACGACATCCACGACGGCAGCCGCGTCTGGGTCCGCGACATGGAAGGCCGCCTCATCTGCGAGGCCGAGTTCGAGGCCAACAAACAAGCCTACTTCCCCCAGTCGCAGATCGACGTGGCAAGCCGCAAGCGCGCCGAAGGCCGCATCAAGCGCGCAGAAGCACATATCGAAGAAGCCGAGGCAGAACTCAACCCGCCGCTGGTCATCGAGCACCAGCAGGCCGTCACGCTGCCCACCTTCGACTTCAAGGAACTGGCACCGGCACCGCGCCAAGACATCCAGATCGGCGTCGCCCCGATGCAGGCCGAGCCGCTACCGGACAACGCCGCCTACCTGCCTGTGCAGCGCCCCGTGTTCACCACCGACGCAGCCAAGTATCGCTGGCTGCAAGCCAACGCCAGCCAGATAACGGATCAGGACAACAAGTGGCTCGACTACTACTGCTCGACCAGCGAGTGGGAGGACTTGTTCGGAGAGGGTTTTGAGGTGGCTGCCGGATAGGCGCAACTACCCGGCAGCCTTGTAGCAGTAGCAACGTGAAGTAACTACGAAAGGGAGTCTAAAAGTGAAAAAGGTCTTTGTCAAAAACATCAGCAACTACGAGCGGTTCCGCACTGGCATCAGTGCGGTCGAAACACGCGGCGCATCGGAAGCCAGCCT